TAAATTATCAGTAACAGAAAGAGAAATTGGTGGAATACCTAATTCTAGTGAAGATATTAAACAAGCACACGCAGCTGCTATTGAAAGTTATATAGAAACATATGTAGGATTACGTAGTGATAATACATATGGTGATGTGTATTTTCAAAGAACATTAGAAGACTGGGCTAAATTTGATATAAATAATAGAACAACGCACGATGCTTCTATTAGTTCAGGATTAGCACTAATGGCTTGTAATAAAAATAAATATAGACCTGTTCCTAAAATTATTAGACAGAATTATGATTTAGGAATAAAAAAATATGATAATAGTGGGTTGTTATCTAAAATTATAGATTAAATGAAAAGTATATACACTAATGGTAATAGTATTTTCCCTAGCCAAGTGGTTAGTGACGCTGAAAAAGCCAGTTGGGAATATGGAGAGCAAGTTGCTCAAGCTATAGAACAAGAGTGGTTTAGTCAAGGTAGAACAAATGGAAATAGATATTTGACTACTTGGAACAACTATAATAGATTAAGATTATACGCAAGAGGTGAACAACCTACTCAAAAATATAAAGATGAGTTATCTATTAATGGTGATTTATCATATTTAAATTTAGACTGGAAACCAGTTCCTATTGTTTCTAAATTTGTAGATATATTAACAAATGGTATATCTAACAAAGACTATGAAATAAATGCTTTTGCTCAAGATCCAGAAGCTTTACAAAAGAGAACTAATTATGCAGAAATGTTAGCTCAAGACATGTTTGCTAGAGAAACAATGCAGCAGATAGTAAGTAAATTAGATTCTGCTTTATTTAATACTACTATTCCAGAAGATGAGTTACCTCATAATATGGAAGAATTAGAGCTGCACATGCAGCTAGATTATAAACAAGCTGTTGAAATTGCTGAAGAAGAAGTAATAACTCAAGTATTAGATTTTAACAAATGGGACTTAACTAGAAGAAGAATAAATTATGATCTTGTTACATGCGGTATTGGAGCTTGCAAAACAAATTTTAATAATTCAAATGGTATTACCGTAGATTATGTAGATCCAGCTTATTTAATATATTCTTATACAGAAGATCCTAATTTTGAAGATATATATTACGTGGGTGAATTAAAAGCTGTTACATTGCCAGAAATAGCAAAACAATTTCCTACATTACCTGATAGTGAATTAGAAAGAATACAACAGTATCAAGGTGATAAAACCTATATGTATGGATATGGTTATGGTCCTTGGGATCAAAATACTATTCCATTATTATATTTTGAATATAAAACATATAGTGATCAAGTATTTAAAGTAAAAGAAACTGATACTGGATTACAAAAAATAATACAAAAAGATGATACTTTTAATCCACCACCTAATGAAAACTTTGAAAGAGTTGGTAGAACTATTGAAACTCTATATAGAGGTGTAAAAGTTTTAGGTAGTAATATATTGTTAAGATGGGAATTGTGTCCTAATATGACTAGACCTATGGCTGATACTACTAAAGTAGAAATGAATTATGCTATATGTGCTCCTCGTATGTATAAAGGTCGCATTGATTCTACAGTAAATAGAATTACAGGGTTTGCTGATATGATTCAAATAACTCATTTAAAACTACAACAAGTTATTGCGCGAATGGTTCCAGACGGTGTGTTTTTAGATATGGACGGTTTAGCAGAAGTTGATTTAGGTAATGGAACAAATTACAATCCAGCAGAAGCATTAAACATGTATTTTCAAACTGGTTCTGTTGTAGGTAGATCACTTACTCAAGATGGTGAACTTAATAGAGGTAAAGTACCTGTTCAAGAATTACAAACAGGTAATGGACAAGCAAAAATTCAAAGTTTAATTAGCACATATAATTATTATTTACAAATGATAAGAGATGTGACCGGATTAAACGAAGCTAGAGATGGTAGTTTAGCTGATAAAGATACATTAGTAGGATTACAAAAAATAGCAGCACAAGCTTCTAATATAGCAACTAAACATATAAACAATGCTAGTTTATATATAACATTAAGAATATGTGAAAACATATCTAAAAAAGTTGCAGACATGTTAGAATATCCTATGACAAGAAACTCTTTAAAGCAGAGTATTACATCTTTCAATGCTACTACATTAGAAGAAGTAGATAAATTAAATTTACATGATTTTGGTATATTCTTAGATCTTGAACCAGATGAAGAAGAAAAAGCACAGTTAGAACAAAATATTCAAATAGCTATTTCTAGTGGTGGTATAGATTTAGAAGATGCAATTGATATACGCCAAATAAGAAATTTAAAATTAGCTAATCAAATGTTAAAACAAAAACGTAAACGTAAATTAGCTAGAGAAAGACAAATGCAAATGGAAATGAATCAACAGCAGGCTCAAATAAATAGTCAATCACAGCAAGCTGCTGCTGAATCAGAAGTTGCAAAACAACAAGCTTTAACAGCTGAGAAAGTAAACTTTGAAGAAGCTAAATCACAGTTTGAAATACAACGTATGCAAACTGAGGCTCAAATTAAAAGAGAGTTAATGGCTGAAGAATTTAACTATCAATTACAATTAGAGCAAATGAAAACTAAACGTGAATCAAACAGAGAATTAATGATTGAAGAGCGTAAAGATAAAAGAACAAGAATAGCTGGGACACAACAAAGTGAAATGATTAGTCAAAGAAAAAATAATTCTATGCCTATAGATTTTGAAGTTGAGTCAGTTGCAAAAAATTTAGACAACGCCCAGTTGTAGTATTAATTATTTAATTATATTTTATTATGGCAGAACAAAAAGCGGCCGTAGAGGTCAAACAAGAAGGTGAATTTACCTTGAAAGGTAAAAATGTACCTAAACGTAAGGTAAAAGACTTAGGTAAAACTAGTAAAGAACCTGTAAAAATGGAGATGAAAAAACCTGTAGAAGAAAAGGTTGAAGCTCCTAAAATTGATTTAACTAAAAAAGAAGACAATGCCGTTCAAGAGCGAAAAACAGAGGAGATACCTGTGGGCGACAAACCCGAAGTTAGCAGAGAAGTGGACCAAGAAGTACGGGTCAGCGATACAAATGATAAAGAAGAATCTCCGATCCAAGTAATTGAAGAAATAACGGACGAAGTTAAAACAAAACAAGAGATAAAAGAAAAACCTCAATTAATAAAAACTCCTGAGTTACCAGAAAATATAGAAAAACTAGTAACATTTATGAATGAAACAGGTGGTACAGTTGAGGATTATGTAGAGTTAAATAGAGATTATTCAAAATTAAGTAGTGATCAACTCTTACATGAATATTTAAGAAAAACAAAACCTCATTTAGATTCTGAAGATATTAATTTAATCATGGAAGATTATAAATATGAAGAAGATATAGATGATCCTAAAGATATACGTAAGAAAAAATTAGCTTATAAAGAAGCTGTTGCTTCAGCTAAACAAGATTTAGAAAATAGAAAAACTAAATACTATGCTGAAATAAAAAACAGACCTGGAGTTACTCAAGAACAACAGAAAGCTTTAGATTTTTTCAATCGTTACAATAAACAGCAAGAAGAAATAAAGCTGTCTCAGGCAGATTTTAAAGAACGTACTAATCAAATATTAAACAGCGAGTTTGAAGGTTTCGAATATAACGTTGGAGATAAAAGATTTAGATACAAAATAAAAGACCCTGTGACAATAGCGGAAAAACAGTCTGATATTAATAACTTCGTTGGAAGATTTTTAGACAAAGAAGGTAAGATAAAAGATACTGCCGGCTATCATAAAGCTTTATATGCTGCGATGAATGCTGATAAACTAGCGTCTCATTTTTATGAGCAAGGTAAAGCTGACGGTGTTAAAACACTTGTCCAGCAATCTAAAAATCCAAGTACAGATACGCCAAGGCAAGTTGCCAGCGGGGATGTTTATGTAGGCGGGTTTAAAGTAAAAGCCATTAGCGGAGCAGATTCGTCAAAACTAAAAATCAAAAAGAGAACATTTAATAATTAAAATTTAAAATTATGGCTTTAAATCCCCAGTTTGGCTCGATTATACCTAGTCAAACTCAAGAAGTCTTACAAACTAACTATTTACAGTGGACTGATCCTGCTGCAGCTGATTTTACATCATTTGCTCAACAGTATTTACCAGAGATTTATGAAGCTGAAGTTGAAAGATATGGTAACAGAACTTTATCTGGATTCTTAAGAATGGTTGGAGCGGAGCTTCCAATGACAAGTGACCAAGTAATCTGGTCTGAACAAAATAGATTACATATTGCATATGACGGCTGTACGTTTGTAAGCGCTACAGGTGTTATTACACTTAACCCAGGTGCTGACCCACTAATCAACAATGTTATTTCTGTAAACTCTACAGTAGTAGTATTAGATGATTTTGGTAACGAAGCAAAATGTTTTGTTAGTGCTAGTGTTCCTGGTGTTGCCGGTACAATTACTGTACAACCTTATACAGCTGCTAGTTTAGCTGCCGCTGGTTTAGTAGGTAATGTAAAAGTATTCGTATACGGTTCTGAGTATAGAAAAGGATCAACTACACCTAACTTTGATCCAGGTGTACCTGGAGACACTGGTTATATTAGTGTTGACCCTGCGTTTACTCAATTCTCTAACCTACCTGTAATTATCAGAAACAAATACGTAGTAAATGGTTCTGACACTGCACAGATTGGTTGGGTTGAAGTTTCAACTGAAGACGGAACTGGCGGGTACTTATGGTATCTAAAAGCTGAGTCTGAAACTAGACTAAGATTTGAGGACTACTTAGAAATGATGTGTGTTGAAGGTGAATTAAACACTGGAGGTGCTGTAACTGCAACTTTAAAAGGAACACAAGGTTTATTTGCTGCTATCGAAGATAGAGGTAATGTACAGGTTGGTTTCTCTGCTGCTACAGGTATCAGTGATTTTGATGACATCCTTAGAAACTTAGACACTCAAGGTGCAATTGAAGAGAACATGTTATTCTTAGACAGACAAACTGCTCTTGATTTTGATGATATGCTTGCTGCTATTTCATCTGGATCATCAGGTGGTACTGCTTATGGATTATTTGAAAACTCTGAAGAAATGGCGTTAAACTTAGGTTTTAGTGGTTTCAGAAGAGGTTCTTATGACTTCTATAAAACAGATTGGAAATACTTAAACGATGCTTCTACAAGAGGTGCGATGGTAGGACCAAACTCAATTGAAGGAGTTTTAATTCCAGCTGGTACTACAACTGTTTATGACCAAATTTTAGGAACTAACATCAGAAGACCTTTCTTACACGTAAGATATAGAGCTTCACAAACTGATGATAGAAGAATGAAGTCTTGGTTAACAGGTTCTGTTGGTGGTGCATTTACTAGTGATCTTGATGCGATGGAAGTAAACTTCCTTTCAGAAAGATGTTTAGTAACTCAAGCTGCTAACAACTTTGTATTATTCAAAGGAGTGTAACTATTCATAAAGGTTAGGGCGCTTCGGCGCCCATATACCTTTTAACTATTTAATTATATTATATTATGGCAAAAAAGAAACAAAAAGAAGAGGTAGTTGTAGAAGAAGTCGCTGTCGCGCCTAAACCTACATCTATAACACCAGTTAAAAAAGATGACTGGGAAGTAAAAGATAGAACTTATATACTAACACAAGGTAAAGAACCTTTAACATTTACTATACCTTCTAAGCATACAAGAAGACATCCACTACTTTGGTTTGATCCTAGAACTCAAACTCAAAGAGAGATTAGATATGCTACAAATATGACAAGTCCGTTTGTAGATGAGCAAAAAGGTGAAGTAACATTAGGACATATAACTTTTAGAGATGGTACATTAACTGTGCCAAAAGAAAAAATTGCTTTGCAAAAAATATTATCTTTATATCACCCAATGAAAGATAGAAGATATAAAGAGCATGTTCCACAACAAATAGCTGACGATGAAATAGAAAGTATTGAGTGGGAAATTGAAGCATTAAATGCTGCTAGAAACATGGATATAGATATAGCAGAAGCAATTGTAAGAGTTGAGTATGGTTCAAAAGTAAATAAAATGTCTTCTAAAGAATTAAGAAGAGATTTATTATTATTGGCTAAACAAAACCCTAAATTGTTTTTATCACTTGCTGCAGATGAAAATGTACAACTAAGAAATTTTGCTATCAATGCAGTTGAAGCAAATATTATTAGAGTATCTCCAGATAATAGAACTGTACATTGGTCTAGTAATGATAGAAAACTACTTAATGTTCCATTTGACGAAAACCCATATTCAGCAATAGCTGCGTGGTTTAAAACTGATGAAGGAGTAGAAGTATTTAAGTCTATAGAAAAAAGACTATAACAACAATAATAAGGCGGGTTCGCCCGCCTTTTATTAAAATAACAATATAATGATAAACGTAAATTCAGTATATCAAACCGTTTTATTAATACTAAATCAACAACAAAGAGGTTACATAACACCCGATGAGTTTAATAAAATAGGCACTCAAGCTCAATTGACTATATTTGAGGGATATGCTAGTGATTTAAATCAGCAATATCGTTCTCAACAAAATGATACTGAATATGCTAATCGTATAAAAAATATTGAAGAAAAACTACAATTCTTCCA